AGGGACACAGAGACATCAACATATAGTATCCCAATGTCTCCCTCACCACAACATATAGTATCACCCAAGGTTTCCTATCAGTCCCACCTAAGGTTAAACCGAAGGTTTAGGGTGGCCCATGGTTACTTTGGGTGGACTGAGAGGGTACCGGGGGGATAACCAAAAGTGTAAACTGTGAGATATACACTAAGAACTTTATGTCATATTCTTAAAGGTAACCTCAGGTAGTCCTCAGGTCATTGCATAGACCCGTAGGTAGACCCAGCGAATCACCTAAGGTTAACTTTAAGTATTGACTATAGAGGGATGGAGTGGTGTATGCTGATAAGCATCACTACGGAATCCCTAGCGCGTCAGGAAGACCCTAATCGCTACAAGTGAGTAGAGAGCACACGAGAGTCTCCAGTCCACCGAGTTGCTGCTGAGTGACCAGTGAAGCCCCAAGGGCACCAGTAAGTACCAGCAGAAATCGCCAAGTAGTCCTATGGCGCAGTAAGGTTAACAGTAAGCGCATAGGTCCTCCTTATGTTGGCTCTTAGTGTCTTATAGTTAGAGGTGATATTATCATCACTACCCTCTCTCATGGAGGAGACTTATAGTGCATAACTATATGAATGAAACTTTAAGTAGTCTTATAGTAAGTCTTTAGGGGTCTCTCCCTATAGTGCTACCTAATTCCAAGTTGCTGTTATACATGAAGTTTCCCAAAGTGGCCTTCCGTGGCCTAATGAATCCTTATGCACAATCCTTGCATAATCACCATGCGATGAACATAGAGTCATCCCCATCGTCTTCCCATCGGATGTCCACACCGTTGCTACTGGTGGCCCTGAACTGGGAGATGTTACTCAGAGGTTTCTCCATGTGGTGCTCCAAGAACTCCTGAAGTACCTCAGCCTCTATCTTCACAGCGTCCTGCTGCATCGTAGAGCGTAGGAACTCAACACCCAATGCTAATGCATCGAGTCGGTCATCGTGTGCCACAGCGCCCTTCTCACGGCTCATACGGGTCATCTGGTAGAACAGGCTGTACTTCAGAGCGTGCTTACCGTCTGCGTCACGTGCCGTCTGGTAGTCCTGTCGGATAACCTCGTCACGGATTACCAAGCGGTGACTTGCCAGTACAGGCTCAAGGGTATCGCAGATGCGAACCTCTTTCATACCACGAGCACGAATCTCTTCGAGTTGCGCTGGGTGATGCTTCAGGAGCACAGGCTGGAACACGTTACCGAACATACCGTCACCGAAGTTACTCTCGAAGACCACAGTCTGCACCTGCCACTGCTTAGCCTTCTTAGCGAGGAACTCAAGGGACTTCTCTTCGTAACCACGAGTACCACCAGCGTCCATCAGGTAGATGTAGCCGTTTAGTGTGTACAGCACGCACCAGCCAGTCTCATCCTTACCGCGACCACTTGGGTCGATGACCAGAATCTTACCCTGATACGCACCAGTGTTACTTGATGCCGTATGGAAGGAGTAAATCTCATCACCCTTCATGCCCACGTTAGGAAGCTCCTCATTGCGGTTCTGACGGTTCGGGAGCCACTGGTAATGCATTGGGGCCTTGTCAGCCTGTAGACCGCACACGATGGCGTCACGGAGGCGTAGCGGGTACTTCTCAGCATCACTCAGGTTCGGGTTGAGCATGAACTGGAGCGTGTAGCCAGCCTTACCGTATTCCACCTCACGTTCCTGAAGGTCCATAGAGTCGAATCGAACCGGGTCGGTAGGTTGGCTACTGAGGCTCTCTTTGTCCTCATCGTACTCGCTACGGAGCATAGGAGCCAGACGGTCACCATAGTACAGGTCTTCCTCTTTGGAGCGAGGGTACTGTGCTGGCCAGATGATGGTGGAGTACCCACGGTTGTCCTCAAGTTCCTTGTAGAGCGTCATCTCGGTCTGAGGGGTTCCTAGATAGATAACACGGCTAGTTGGCAGAGGTTTCAACAGTGCGGCGAACTCCTGAACCAGCGTCCAGAGTTTCTCACGGGCACCTTGGGTTGCAGAGTTACCGGGAATCTCCACGTCATCCGCAATGATGATATCGGCACGGCTACCAGTAAGCTGACCCGTAATACCCACAGACTTAACTGACGGGCTGTGGTCAGGCTTGGCAGGGCCTACATCGAAGCTAATCACGGAATCACGCTGACCGGGGCGAGGCTTAAGCTCACTCAGGAAAGGCAACAAGTCGATGATGTTCTTGATGAAGATGGAGTTAGCGTCCGCACGTTCCTTTGAGGCTGAGACAATCAGTATCTTTAACTGAGGGTCACGCCACAGGGTCCACACTACGAACGCACACGTGATGAATGACTTCCCGATACCACGGAAAGCCTGAAGGATAAACTTCTTGTTCTTTGGGTTTGCCAGACACTTGGCCATGTCGATTTGACACTTGGTTGGTTCCGGCAGGTTCAGGGCCTTCCAGAGCACGAAGAGAAAGGCGACAAAGTCACCCTTCAGTTGCGCAATGATTAAGGCGTTCTTGGCTTGCTGAGAGTTACTCAATGTTCACCTCCTTTCCACTGTAGCTTACGAATAGTGTCCTGTAGGGCCTTCTCTTTGAGGTCAGCCTTCTGGGTTATTGCGATAAGACTTCGAGCAGTTGCTTCGTGTAGTTCGACGGAACCATCAACGAGGCATCGACCGTCTGGTCCTGCGGCGACACTGGTAGGTTTGACTCTGACGCGCAGCCGCTTATTGTCGCTACGCAAATCAGCAATAATCCTATCAGTGCTGCCCTCCAGCCCTTCAAGGTCTGCTTGGTACTTAGCCGATATCTCATCAAGTGCTGCTTGAGTTTGAACTCTAGCCGTTTGCTTCGAAACGTACTCATTCTGTACTTCCTCCTTCCATTTAGCGTCCGTAGATTGCGAACCCAAGTGCCACCCGAAGGCAAACACCATGATAGCCACAAGATACGGGACGATTCTCTTTGTGAACTCCAGCATAATGCCTCCCGTTGTTTCTCAGATTTCACGTAGGAACGCCTAGCGTAGCGCAATGACATCCATAAAGGCACTACATATAGTAGTACCTTGAGTATATCACTGTATGGTGAACTTATCATCATCTGTCAGACCATCGGCACCCACCTTGGAGTTATAAGCCTCCAGACCCTCAGCCAGTCCGCCCAAGATGTTAACGTCAGGGGTCAGCTTAGAGATTTGGAACTTATGACGCTCAAGTAGTTTACCAATGGCGTTGTACAACTGAGGGGTCCGCTTCTCTGGATTCTTCAGGTCCATGAGCATCTGCTGAGCCATCTCAGTGTCTAACATTTCGAGGAACTTAATCAGGTCCATGTGTTACTCCTTATTAGCTTTCTTCCAGTCAATGATTTTATCGACTACCTTGGCACCAATCTGAACCACTGTGTAGGCGATTGCCGCGACGTAGAACCACTCGTTGAGTGAGAGGCCCCAAAAGAGCCTCGCTACACCGTCAGCCCCAGCGACCCCCGCAATGGGAGCCGCCTTGATAACTTCGTTGTTGAAGTCTAGGGACAGCATGTTACCTCCTTATACCTTAACGTCTGACTGAGTGGCCAACCACGCGAACAGCTTCTCGAATACCTCATCGTCACTTGACGTCAACGTCTCACGGAAGCGCTCAGGGTCAACGTTGCGGGTCTTAATCTTCTCCAGCTCGTCGATTGCCTCTTGGATGGTGCGCCCATCCTTGAGCACACCGATTGTAGAGCCTTTAGGTTGATTCAATTTGTTTAACATACTGTCTCCTTAGTTAGTCGCCCAGATACGTGATGCGAGCCTCTTTCATGTTGAAGTTAACGGTCGGTGCTGTAACGCTCACGAGGACATCCACAGCGTTAGCAAGTCCATCCGTAGGGGACGTCAAGACCAGACCCGAAGAGTTCGCTACAACGTTGGTCGCCTGTACGGTATCCAGAGAGGCCTTTCGGCTGTTCTCAAAGAGGATTACAGGCTGCTCGTTGGCGTTTCCGTTGTACGCTGACATACGGCGAACCTGAACCTTGACCTCTGTCCCGGCCGTCGCTGCACCCACCTCGAAGGTAAACCATTGGCTGACCTGAGTGATTGCACGCATGGTAGATGGTACAGGGAATAACCACTGGAATCCCACACCGTTCTCAGCCTTGATGTTCTTACCAGCATCCCAGCTACGCAACACTGACTTGTCGTTCAGTAGGTAGGCTATGGGGCGGATGTGGAGCGAGCGCACACGCCAGCCAGTCACAACGTTATCGCGGAGCCTGTCCAGAATGTCTACGTTATTACCACCACCGATTGTGTCCGGTACGAACTTGACCACACAGGCTTGTGCGTTGGTCGTCCCGAAGTAGACGTGATAGGTACAGTTGGTCTGCGTCACGTTCTTCCAAACCGAGAACTTGGAGCGGAGAGCTACCGCGTTGTCACAGTTATTCGCATGGATACTATCGAACACGTTGGGTTGGTCTCTGTCGTAGAAGATACCAGCACCAGTGGTGTAATACTCGGCCACGCCGGTCTTAGCGTTACCAATACGAACGTTACGAGTCACAGCGCCCTTGGAGTTGTTCACAAGGATACCCTCAGACGAGGCTGTACGACCTAAGCTCGGTACGTCGATATCGTAGAAGGAGCAATACTCGGTGTAGTTCACGGAACCACAGGAACCGTGAGGAGAACCATCAGCTATTGCCCTGAGCTGCTTGAATCGGCCAATAGAGCAGCTTGTAGAGTTCGCAATGAACCCTGCGCTGTAGTACGTCTCGTAGTCGTTAGGAGCAACACACGTGATGTCGTACGCATGGAGGTTGTGACAACTTGGCGTAGCTGGTGGTACGTCAGACCCGAAGTTGATAATCTCAGTCCAACCTTCACCCCAAATGTCAAATACCTCTGAGTCTACCGCGTTGGCACCAGACACAGCGTAGCCGCCCTTCAGGGTAGCACCGTTCGGGTACGAAGCTTTCAGGTACATCCCGGACACTCGGCACAGTCTCGACTGGACCTTGCTAGGGTTGTCTCGTACGTACTGCCCTCGGTCCAATTCAACGAAGTCCCTATTTACCACCGAGCCAGTAGTGGCCCAAGTACCATCGTTAAGACACTTAATGGCCTTGTCGCGGTTCTGTTCGTAACCAGACCCAATGACGAACCCAGAGCGGGACTTGCGCGCATACAGCGGGTCAGTGAACTCTACAATACAGTTGATGCCTGTACCCCGGACCCAAGTTCGGTCGAACAAGTATACCGGGAATCCAATCTTCCATTTTACCTTTGGGGTCGGTACGTGGACTATTGCCCCGCCAAGTTGGCTCGCAGCGATACACGCTTTCTGAAACGCCGGGTAATCATCTGCAATACCATCACCCACAGCACCAAAACGGCGAACGTCGAGCACCGTAGTGTCTTTCAGGAAGTCTAACTCTAAGCGAAGCTCGTCGATGTTTGCCTGAACGTTTCGACCATCGGAGGTACCGATAGCCGAGGCACCAGTCGGGTTAGCCAGAAGGTCTTCCAGAGGTACACTAGACTCTGTGGTCATTGCCATCAGGAAGTCCCCGGTAACCAGTGGTTCCGTTAAGGTAATCATCTGGGTGGCAATGTCAAACGAGAAGTGATACCCAACCTCTTGGCGGCTACCATTAATCTCGATATAAGGAACGGCAAGCGTGCGGGTAGGTTTATCGATGAGTACAGTAGTCTCGCCACCAACGGCAGACCCTTGGTTATACACCCAAGTTACCCCACGGACAATCGAAGTGTCGTCACCGAGCTTCTCGATGTAGTCATAGGTTTCCTTCTGTACTTCTTTCATATCAGAAAGGATACCACCAGCCTCACCCAGCGTTGAATCTAACTGGTCCTTATTGATAGCGTCAGTGCCGTCAATACCGGGAGCTAAGTTAACGATACGGCGACTGCGTGCATCGAGGTTACCTGCGTCGTCCTGAGGCATGGCCAGCAGGGCTGCATCACGGGCTTCTTCCGCAATATGCGCCGACTGTAGCTGTGATACGTTAAGGTCTGTTGCTCGCAGCACAGAGCCATCATTGAAGTCAACAATTCGCTCAGAGGCTGAGGTAAACCGACGAATCTCAACACGGTCGAAACCTTCAGTAGAAACCAGCAGTTTGATTCTGGTCTTGGAGACGTAGCGATACTCCGTGATGTTACTCAGCAGTCTTCGGGAATCCTCAGAGACCAGAGACACTCTGACGAAGCGACGGGATAGGTAGTCGAACGGGATGTCGTACTCAGTCTCTCCCACTGGGTACTGAATGACTGTTTTAATGTCTTGGTCCATTATGACCTCCTTAAAGTGAATGAGAAGGGGGGGGAAACCAAGCGGTCTCCCTATAGTGCTACCTAATTAGTTAGGTTTAGGCTGTTGCTTGATGGTCACACCGTTTGCCTCATAGATTTTCATTATGAGCTGCTGGGTGAGCGGGTCGTTAGGTACAAGCTCCTTGGTGGAGTTCATCAGGCCAGTCATGTAGTCACGCTCAGTCGGCTTGTTAGGCGCTGTAGCAACACCGTAAGCGTTCTTAGCGGTCGCAATGACGTTCCCTACGTAACCCAGCGCTGGGACCTGAGACCCTAAGTTACCCGCAAGGTTGCTCGACTCGGCTCGACCTTTGGACGCTCCATCTTTCTTCTGGAACTGTTCCTCCTTAGGTAAGATGGTGGAGCGCAGCATGTTGGCGTCTTGGAATCCAGCGGCACCAGCCATCATCGAAACGATAGACAGCGGGGCACCAGTGTGGGAACTTCGAGTCAACGCTGCGTAGCCCAGCATAGTCGGGTTAAGAGCTTTCTTCAGGTAGTCCTTACGCTGAGCCTCTTGGAGTCCGTAAGCCTTCACATGGGCCTGCATCGCAAAGTAAGTCCCAGCGATACCCATAGACAACACGTGGGTCAGGGCCATGTCGATGGCACGGTTGTTCTTGTAGCCCTCGTAGAAGGACCGAATGAACTTAGCGTTGAGTGACTTGATGGTGAAGTTCTTGAACTGCATAGCCATCTTGACACCAGCACCATACGCCTTGGAATCCTGCTGGGATACCTTGTGAGGTCTCAGCATGGTCTCATCAGCAACCTTATCGGCAAGACGCCACAGGTCCATCGCTCTCGGGTCTTGACTGAATGCCTTCTTGTCCTTGATGGTGAACTGGCCGTTGGCATCACGAGTCGCATGGTCAACAAAGAGTTGCTTGATGCCCTTCCACTGCTCTGGACTGATAGAGGCAGCTTTGAGGAAGTTCTCCTTACCGAACTTGGAACCCTTACCGCCGAGGGCAGCACCAGCCACATCCCCGAGCACACCCTGACGGGCAGTGTCCAGAATGTAGTTGGCCGTACCGTTCAGCATCTTGGTCCAAGGAGAACGAGCCGACAGCTCCTGAGTACCGAACTTAATGGTACCAATGACTGACGCCATGGCCCCGCTGGTATCGGAAGCCTCACGGATTCGCTGCACGATGTCCTCACGCCCCGGCCGCATTAGCTGGTCTAGTTCCTTACCGAACAGCGCCCCATGGAGTTCACGGAGTTCACTACCGGAAACCGGAGAGGTTCTGGTGGCGAGGTCACGCAACGTTGGGATACCATGCAGCATCGCCTTAACGTTACCCTTGGCCAACATCCCGGCAATCTCGGTGAGGTTCTGTGGGCCCATGTAGAAGTTCTTAGCGAAGAACGCTAGGTCATTCAAGGAACGCATAGCTGTCTCAAAGGCTGTGTCATTGTTGCGTCGAGCACGTCCAGTGAGAATCTTAACGGTATCCTTCAGTGCTTCCACTTCACCCTTAAGCTGTCCCTTACGTTCGGCCCGTTTGTCTAACGCCATGATTTCGTCCTTGAGCTGCTTCGTGGTCTTACCGCTACCGCCCATGATGGCGATATCACCGTTAACTCGACGGTCGTACGCTGGGATAATCCGTGCCATGTCGAAGTCCCTCAGGTCGTTGACACTGAAAGTTGACCCGTCCGGTAAGGTAACCGGGATGTCGCTGTCGAACATATTACGGGCTTCAAGGAACGAGTTGTTCTCAATACCGACCAGACCAGTGATGTTGTCGTCAATGACACTTGATGCCGTGAAGTCCTCAGTGTGGCTGATACCGTAAGCCTTGTCCATGGCGTGCTTCTGGACCACCTCAGGTGTCACTTGGTCTACCGACTTGTAGCCGTTGAGTTCCATCAGGTACTCATCGACACGCGCCTTGACCTCTGGCCGCACTCGGTAACTGGTAAGCCAGCTCTGAGCGATTGCCTGTTGTAGTCCTTCAGGTCCGCCTAGTTTCTGAGTCATCAGCTCCTTAGCACCCCTATCGTACACGTTAGGTATGTAGGTTCCCTTATGGCGACTACCGGGGAAGATGCTCACGGCGTTAGCGTTACCGAAGATACCCGGCTGTTCCATCAGCTCACGCTTGGTATCGAAGTGCTCTTTCAGCAGGTCCATCACCTCACGTTCACCTTTGGTCAAATCAGCCTGTAACTCTGGACGCTCAATCGCCAAGGCTGCACGCTTGTAGACTTCCTGACGGATGGCTCTGCGTGACATCTTCTGCTCACCAATGGAGAACTCTGGGTCCTTCATGGCACGGTCAACAGCGTCATACAGTTGGTTGTACATCCGTTGGTCAGTCGCATGGAGCCGCCCATGGATGTCCGAAGCTGTAGCCCCGAACTTACCGCTAGACCCGGATTGCATCCCTGTAGGTGAGCGCACGAGGTCCTGAGCGATTGCACGCACACCAGCGTCCTTGGACCCTAAGGTCTTCAGGCCAATCTCAGTGAACCCACCGAGCTTGATACCGGGAGCTGCACGCTCTGGGTCAATCTCTGCGAAGTCACGTTGGGTCCTTGGGTTGAGCGGGTTGGTGTCACTCAGGATGGAACCATTGGCCAGAACCACTGCGCCCTCTTCGGTCGGGTGGTCGGCAAACGGAACACCTCTGTGGTCCTGCTCGAACGAGAAGTTCTCTGGAGGTAGTGTCGAGGTGTCGTGACCACCAGTGTTTATGGCAGTCTCTCGCGCTTCCATACGGAGCGATGGTCCAGCGAACTCATTCACAGACTCAACTCCACGAGCCTTACGGATACCAGCCGCCACAGCATCACTGAGAGCCGACATACCCGCGCCAAATAGTAACCCGCCAAGTGCCGCATCAGCGTAGTGAGCTTCGCCACCAGCTACTGACGTACGGATTCCCTCAGAGGCAACACTGAGTGCTCCAGCCTGTGCGCCTACTCTCAGAGCCTTATTGACCACCTTGAGTCCCTTCCCGGCCACACCGACAAGAGGTACATAACTGAGCGGGTCTACACCGGCACCCACGATACCAGCGGAAAGTTTCGCACCAGTACCAGCCTCAGCGGCCCGTTGGTCAGCCTCGAAGTTATCCTTTGCCAGCTTAATGAGCGCATCCCAGTTCTCACCGTCACCACCAGTCACCACACCGTAGTAACTCGGAGGTAACCCGGAGTCCCGCAGCTTCTGTAAGTCCTCCTTGGACGGGACGTAAGAGTTCCAGCGAGTCGGGGTCATCGTGTCCTTGAACACATCGTACCCATCATCAGCACGCGCAGCACGGAAGGCCACACCCAAGGTTGAGTTCTGAAGTTGAGCCTCAGCAGCGTCACCGAACCCGAAGAAGGTTGACCGAGCGTTATACTCGTCGAGAGTCGTCCCGGTCTTCTCCCAGAAGTCCTTAGAGTATGGCGTGTTTGGCGCTTCCTGCGCTACACCTTCAACGTCGAACCCATGGGACTCCGGCAGCTCAGTACCTACCTTACCAGTCTTAGCGATGCCCTTGAAGGCATCCTCTGCGGGAATCCCTTTACCCTTTGGGGTGATACCACCGAACGCCTCCAGTGCGCCTGAGTTCGGACTCTTGGCCACATCCAGCAGCTTGCGCATGTAGTTACGCCCTTCCTCCGAGATAGACCTGAAGTCTCCCTTGTCGTACGCTTGGAGCTGAGGGGCACCCGCTGGGCCTTCCCCTTGGTTGTACGCTAGGGCCGCTTTCAGCTCATCACCGTCGTACTTCTTAACGAGACTGGCAAGCAGCTTAGCGCCAGCATCAATGGCTAACTCAGGGTTGTAGCGCCCATCGTCATCACCATCGGTCACGTTAAGGCCCATGCTCCGGGCCGTCGCTTTGGTGAACTGCATGATGCCCTTAGGGCCAGTCTTAGAGACGGCCTTAGGGTTGAAGGATGATTCGTTGAAGGACAGTTTACGCAGTAGGTCGTAACTAACACCGTGTGCGTCTGCTGCCTTCTGGAACATACCGTCGTAGTCACTAGGTTTGGACTTGTTGTAGCTCATGTTGTCTCCTTATTATTTACTCATCGCCACCTCCATAAATGAACTTCGGAGTGGCTTTACGTTTCGCACGGACACGCTCACCTGCTGCCTTACGAGCCTGAGTGGCTGCGGATATAGGGGCACGCTTGGTTGCTTCCTTCAGCGCCTTCTCTTCGGCTTCCTTGGCCAGACGCTGCTGATGTTCCTGATAGGTTCGAGTCAGTAGCTCCTTGTCGTAGCGGATGCGTACAGTACCAGTGGTGTCCATCATGTAGATAGAGTCACCCTGCTGGTACATCGTCAGCTGCTTGTTGGTCACCCAATGGTTAGCCGCAATGATTCCCTTACGGGCTTCTTCGAGAATGTCTCGGCCTTGCTCCCAGCTCTTAGGGTCATCACTGACCTGTAGGATGTTCTTCGGGATAATACCAATGGTATCGCCATCCACGTCATCACCTTTGAAAGTCACAGTGGATTCCTTGAGGAACTTGTCTACCTGCTGCATAGCCATGTCGCTGTTACCTGTCCGGTATTTGACGCTGTCGTAAATCTTACGGGCCATGCCATCCAGACTAGCTGGAATGCGGGACAGCTCGGGAGACTCTGAGTTGTTCTTCAGGGACGCCCACGCCTTATCATCCTCGTACTGCATCTCCTTGGTGAGGCTGCGGCGAGAACGGTCAGCGTCGATAAGAATCTGCGGGTCAATACCCTGCTTGTCCATCATGTCCATAGTCAGAAACAAGTCAGCCTTATCCGGGTACAGTGCAGCGAAGAGGTCCGGGTCGGTGTTACGCATGGTGCGCAGCTTGTTCAACGCCGTGGTGTCCTCTGGTAACTTACCGTTAATCACAGCGGCAGACCATTCAGACCCAGCGTCGGTGACCATCTGGCCTACAACGGTACGGAAGGCTCCACCCTCTGAGTCTGCCCGTAGGTAGCTCAGCTTCATGCGGTCCTTCTGTTGCTCCGTGAGCTGCATCTGGTCAATCTCAGCCAGCTTCCCGTTAGCGTAGTTCACCATGTCACTGTGAGTGAACTCGCCAGTGTTCTCGTTGGTTGGCATGTCCTTGTAGCTGGTGGACACATACTGCCCGTTGATGCGTTTGGTGAACTGCTGGTCGATGACCTGATTCTTGTTAATGGTCTTTTGACGCTTGTCCATCTCCTTGGCTGCCGCTTGGGCCTCCTGACGGAAACGGGCCTGCATCTGTTCCTCAGCTTGAATCAAACGCTCACGCTCTGGGGTCATCTGCTCACCGGGCTGTAGACGGTCAAGTTCCGCTTTGGCACCCTGAAGCATCTCCCAGCCCTTGCTGGTGTCGTCTTGGTTCAACGCGCTGGTAATCCCAAGGCGGAAACCTTCGGACAACTTAGCGTCATTGTCGAACTGGGTTGACTGGGCCTTTACCATCAGGGCATTCCACTGCTCCTCTCCCATAAGTTCCTTGTAGGTCGTGGTCTTCCCGTTAAGGGTGACCGGACGGCCCTCAAGGCTCTGCAAGAAGTTGGTCGCACCCGGACGCTGGATGACGTCGTTGAGGGACCCAATGATGACCTGCTGGGCTTGAGCATCGCTAGGGATACTACCGGTCTTAAGTGCATTGTCAATGTAGCGCTGGAAGAACTCACCGGACTCTGGACGCGCCAGAACCTGTGGGTCTTTAAGTACGCCTGACAACTCCACCTTAGAGGCCAGTATGGCACCCTTCTGGGCCTGCTCGCTCAGGAACGTATCGTGCTTACCGTACAGTGAGATGTTGCGTTCGGTGATGTTTGCGTTGAACCCTCTCTGGAACTCAGAGTCCTCAGGGTTAATCATGAATTGTTCAGCGAACTCATTGGCACCTTCGGTCAACCGTTTGTGTCGGTACTCTTCCATCTCAGCACGAGTACGGAACTCACCGTTCTGAACCCTCTGAGCTACCTCATCGTCAATGAGGAACGCAGCGTTACGGCCAGTCTTGAACCGTAGGGCCTCCATAGCGTACGGGTCATCCTGATACAGCAGGGTCCCATTCTTGATTGCCTCTCGGCGCTGCTCTGGGGTCAACTTACGGATGATCTCATCGGACCGCTCCTCAGCCTTGTCCTGCTGTCGCTTATCGTATGCATCCGCTGCCTCACCCATCGCTGCCCCAAACTTCGCCAAGGACTGCACTAGGTTGGATTGCCGGACACCTTCCTGTTGAATGGTTACTGGGCGATACTGCATGGACGCTGAGCCACCTCGGATACGGGTAGACCCGGCCTGCGGTAGTTGGCCCAACGCTTGTTCTAATTTACTAGCCATTACTTACCTCCTACCTTAGTACCTTTGGCCTGACTGATTGGGGCCTTGGTGGACTTGCTGTCGAACGCACCGGAAGCGTATGCGGATGCTGCCTGTGAACCCATCAGTGCCAGCGGGTCGAGTACCTGCTCCAGCTTGGACTTACCTTTGCCTTCAGCCTTCTGCATTGATTTAACTTGGTCAATAGTGGACTCAGAGTTACCCAGCTGTTGAGCGAAGAGGGACGCATAGTCTCGACGATAGTTATCGGTGACCGCGTTGGCCTCCCGAATGAACTTGCCCTCTTCGATGCGACTGATACGGTCCATGCTGGCACCCTCAAGGTTCCCCTCTCCGATTGCTGCACGGATTGTACCCATGGCCTGAACCTTATCGAGATTCTTAGCGGTCAGGTCCGCACTGGCTTCTTCCAGCTTCTGCTTCTGCTCAAGGCTGGCGTTAGCGTTCTGAATGTTTGACTCTTTAATCATTTGGGCAGACTGTCGGCGCATCTGGTCATTCTGAAGACCAATCATCTTGGCTTCGCTACGCGACTGACCGATGGCTTGTACTGCTGTCATTGCAATAGGAATAGCTGCCATCCAGCACATAGTTACCTCCTCGTTATGGTGAACAGTTGGAACTTCCCACCCTGAGTGTACTCCTCGTGGAATACAGCACCGATGGACTTAAGGAACCGCTTGTGGGGACCGTTGCCGACCCACACGAAGTTCCACAGGGATGGATAAACATTTAATAACATGTCCCTGTACTCCATGATTCTCTCACGGAACTCCAGCTTACCAGCCCTGTCGAGTCTCCACACTTGGTCGCTCGTGACGAACCAGCACTGGTCTCCGCAGTGTCCACCTATAGCCAAAGGAAAACCATCGTGGTCTAACGTGACACACTCAGTAACCGCTGGGAACGATGGTTCTATACCCATGGCCTGCGCCTCAAGTACGTCATGGTAGGCCGGGATGAATAACTCGAAGTCATTACTTACAGTGTTTCTTATGTACATGCTTTAAGTCCCCTCTTAGTGTGGTCTCCCTATAGTGCTACCTAATTGAGCGGCACCACAGGGAGACATTTAGTTAAATACCGTTAGCGCGTCTGCTGTAGTTACCCTCCCAGCCACACCCAATGATCGACACCGGGGAAGCGTTGAAGGAACTCAAGGACACCTTCTGATACAGCGCATTACCTGTCACCGGGAAACGATACTGACCAGTGGTTGTGGCCTTCTGGCCCAGACGAAGACCTGTCGAGCCTACTCTGGCGTTTACCAGATAGTTGAACTCACGGCTACCGTTATCGACGCTCACAGTGAACGCGCCAGTGTCCTGATAGTTCACCCACGCTCTGCGCAGCTGTAGGCGACCAGCGTCCTCAGTGGACGTTGTGCCGTCGTTCTGCTCCTGCTTGATGAGGAACCGACTGAACACATACTGGAAGTCGTACAGGAACCCGATGACAATGTCCTTACCGGAGATGTCGCCGCTAATGCGGATGTCCGGGGTTGAATCCCAAGAGGAACCCGTAGGCTCGTACTCGGTGATTTTACCGTCACTCTCGCAGATTGCCACGGTACCCTTAGAGAACGACGCACCGTAGATGTCCTTGACGTTCACTACCGTCTGGTTCGTCTCAATGTCATACGCAGTCTCTGAGATGCGGTATGACCTCTTGGAATCCACGTGGAACCTGTAAGGCTCGAACGGAAAGTCCGTAGAGTTCTTCTTAAAGTCAACCGCAGCTATCCACACGTTGTAGGCGTTACGCATCAACATGTACATCGTTGAGTTGATACAGTTTGCGGCCATCACCTCCACACCATCCCCGAAGTCCCAGTGGGACCACGACTGCTGACGGATGTTCTCGTCCATGTAGAGGAACTTGTAGATGAACACCTTGCTTGGAGCACCTTTGGTCAGTACACACGCGAAGTTCTCCGTCCCGGACCCGTTGATGCTGTATACACCGTTCGGGATGTAGTTCGGTACGTGCGCTGTCATGTCCTCTGCGTTCTTCACGGAGCTTACATCCTGTACCGCGTAGTAGCGCATGATGGACGTAAAGGAGCTGCGAGGAGACGCATAGTAGATATTCCTACCGATACCATAAGGACGAGCACGGTCTGACACATCGAACTGAGTGGTCAGGTCCAGTTGTGCTGTCTTAGCGGATAACACACCGTTTGCCGACAGGACGAACTGTGCCTCGTCAGACCACAGTAGAAGTTCCTCAGCGAAGCTCACAGCATACTTCAGGACCGACACCCGGTTATGACTCACAGCAACATCCAGCGTGTCGTCGTCCGTATAGTTGGCTACTGACGGCGGGTAGAACTCGAAGTATTTACTGGTACGGGACATCACAATGTTCTCCCCAGAGATGAACCCTAAGCGGTTCCTGAAGAAAAACACGTCTGTAATCGTTGAGTTCACAAAGGATGGTTGAGGGTTGGTATCCTCGTCACCCGCACGTCGGTCCTTCCAATCGTGATACCCTAGGTCAAAGTTGCCGTCTGCCGCCCTGACAAGGGTCCAAGGCATAGTGGTGTAATCCAACCCTATCGAGATGTTCCAACCAACAGTTTCCTTCCAGACCTTCTGACTCTTGTCATACTTAACGTAATACTGGTCGGCGGTCTTGGATGTGTCCCCGACAATCTTCACCATGTACCCATCTGGTGCGTTCAGGGGTAACTTAGAGAAGCTCTGGACATAATGGGTCACTGGATTGATTAACTGGTCAGCGTATCCATCCTTAGTCTCCAATATGTCAATGGTGGTACCTGCTGGAGCGATGCAGTGGATGAACCCTGTTCCGACATTGAACGTCCACGTAGGGTGCGCTGCGCGTAGAAGAACCGCGATGGCCTCAGCGATGGCTTGTGCATCGACCTTAGGCGGGTCATCCTTAGCGTTGTCACCCGGAGGGAGCTGGTGGCTTACCCACACGCCGTTAATGTTCACTTCGAGCTTACGCCCATACTGACCACCGCGAACGCTAATGAGGGCGTCAACGTTATCTCTGAAGGTGCCACCGTTGGTCAGGTTCTGACTCTCCCGGACATGTCTGGTACGGTTCACGATGAACGTGTAGTCGGCCACGGTGACCATCCGCAAGTTATCCTTAGGGTTATTGACGGTCACGTAAGAGCGGTCGCCACGGACCTGATACTCATAGCCGGACAGGTCGAATACCCGAACGTCATTCCCTGTGAACACAGCGTAATACTGCTCGTATTCGTCACGGTTGATTAGGTGAATGTAGGGGTCCTCCCCAAGATACCCACGGCCTCCCAAGGACTTGATGAACACCATGGGTGGTCGCTTCTGGAGACCCTCAGTCTCGGAGGACCAACCGTTTACCTGAAGTGTGCCCTGCTCTGGGTACCGTAGGATTTCAGGCTGCTGGCTAATGCCTCCCTTGAGGTTCTTGATTGATTGTGATACGAGAGCCATTTGGTCCTCCTTAAGTTTCTGATTAACGACCGATGAGACCCTGCACGTACGCGTCACCGTCAAGCATGTTGTACTGACCGAAGTCCATCTCGTACTCGTTGCACGCCATGCGCGCTTCCATCTCTTCCTGTGCCAGAGAGTTCTCTACATCCTCCGCTCCGAAGAACCGAGAGTTGAACTGACGGCTGGCCTTGGTGACAATCCACTGGCGGAAACACTCAGGCATCTCGTCGTAGTCCTGAAGTGTGATTAGGGTCACTGTGATTGCCCCAGAGAAGGTATCTGTCCCTGTGGACTTGTCGTACACCCAACCACCACGGTTAACGTACTGGCCACCAAGGATGGACAGGTAGGCGGGACGGAATGGGATAAGCCCAGTGTCCGCGTCAGGGGTCAGTGTGGCCGACTCATTGATATTGAAGGCCCAACCTTTGGACTGAATCTGGCGGTTAATCCTGTTGAGGATACGACGAGCGTTCGCTACGTCTGCGCTACCATCTTCGTCAAGGGTGGTCACCGGGGATTCACCGATAGCTGCGAGCATCTCGTTTATAGCATCCAGCTCAGCGGCAGACCCAAAGTAAGCATCTTGCATGTTCATAATGTAAGCTCCTAACGAAAAAACCCCTCAGAGACCGTGAGTGGTCCCCAAGGGGTTTGGCTTAGTTTTAGTTAGTCACGACCAGCTTAAAGGACTTCCTTTCGGAACCGTCAAAGCTGACAGTCACTAGGGTTTCGCCCACAGCGATTCCTTTGAAGTACAGCGTGTTGGTCCGGCGAGTGTGGCTGGCAATACCTGAAGTACCATAAGTTACCTCAAGGGTTGACCAGTCCGTTACACTCTCCAGCCCATCGAGTGCCACCTTAAGTGAATCACCATCAATGGCTACAGTCTGTACCTCGTACTCAGGTGGAGTTACCACCCGAGCACTAAAGGTATTTACGCTCGGGCCGCCGTGAAAACCAGCGCACCCGCAGACTCAGGGCGCAGACCACCGTGACCCATCGCGTACTTAGCGATAATCTGGTCAGCCTGATACTCAGCGCGGCGAGCACGTTCCAGAGCGAGGTCTTTCAGCTTGACGGTACCAACAGCGGAACGGTGCTGGAACAGGCCCACAACGTTCCCTTTGTTGACTTTACCGCCAGTTGTCGGGAAGGCGTGCTTCTGGTTGGTCGCATCTGCGCCTTCGTCTGGGCGGTCATCACCAGCACCTCCAGCGGTCAGGTGCGGAACCTCGACGACTTCGAAGCCCATCACGTTACGGATAGAACCACGCTCAGGGTCGATCAGAGCCGCATAGTTCGCAGCGTTAGGCATCAGAGCAGCCAGAATCGCAGAGTACACGTCTGGAGTGGTGTAGAACGTACGGTCGTTAGCCGGGACGTAGTTCTTGGTCAGAGCCGCACGAGCAATGGTCAGCTGTGCGATAACCGCTTGGCCCAGTTTGACCGGGTCAGTCAGGTCAGCCTTAGCGCCTACTTCCAGCAGGGACGGTTTGCCCAGACCAGCGATGTTCTCGTTGACGGTATCAGCGAGGTTAACCAGACCAGCCAGCTCGGCCAGTACCGCACCATCAGCTGCCATCGCCAGAGATTCACCAATCTGAGAGGTGTACTCGGAGCGCACATCATAGTGGTTCATCGCATCTTCGATGTCGTAAATCAGCACGTCCGCAGTCAGCAGGCCATCAATGTTAATGGTCTTCTCGGTGTGCTTGATGTCTTTACGTTTGTCGTCCAGAGACTCGCCCGGTTGCAGGTAAGCAGCCTTGGTGCGACCAATCACAGGGAACTGTGCGGACTTACCGGAGCTGATTTGACGCTGCATGTGACGGTTGGTTGTCACAGAGGTACGAGCGAAAGCGGTCAGGACTTCACCGCCGAATACTTTCAGGAATAGCGCCAGCTTGTCTTCTGCGGATTGACCTTTACCTTTACCTTGGTTAGTACCGAGCTGCTGTCCACCTTGCATGTTAGCCATGTTGAATCTCCTTATGTTGTTTATACGAAATGTTTTGAGGTACTACTTGAAACGAGGTGATACTCATTGTGTAACTCGAAGGGAGAAGTCCCAGCCTTGCATCGGCGCTGGGGTCTCCCTATAGTGCTACCTAATTAAAACTTAGAGTCGATGACCTTCTGTTCCACTTCACGACGGTACTTGGAGTCGGTGCGGTAGCGCGGGTCGGACATAGCTTTAATCATCTCAGCCTGAGACTCGAAGCCTTCAGCTTTACGGGCCACAGGTTTCGCTGGGGTTGCACGCTTGGCAATAGAGCGCTCAGCTTTCTTACCAAAGGTTTTATCACGAGACTGTCCCGCTAGGTTCAGAATCGTCTTCATGGTGGCTACGTCACGAGACTCAAAAGCCTTGATGAGCGCCTCAGCACCCTCAGGGTTGTTGGTCTTCATGTGACCATAGACCTGCTGGAAGCGCTCGCGGCCACCAACGAAGTCCATCACTTTCTCGACGTACTGGTTTACCAGAGCTTCCTGACCACGAATGTACGCATCGACGAACGCCTTACTGTAGCCAGCCTCGGCCAACTCTCGGTAGGACTCATCGGACAAACTGTCTTCGTTCTGGTATTCCTGCTGAATACGGGTCACAGCATCCTGTGAGAGACCGCGTTCGATTGCAGTGGCAACCATGTCGTTAAAGCCAGCTTCGTGTTCTTCCAGCTGCTGAGAGGCTTCGTTGATGTCAGCCGGAGTTTCACCAATCGGTTTGAACTCTTCTGGTTCGCCATCGTCGGTTACTTCCTCCGGCTGACTCCCTTCGTCGCCATGCTGTTCTTCTTCAGAACCCTCTTCACCTTCGGTAGACTCTTCGTCTGAACCGTCAGCGGAGATGCGGACCTGCATACGGCCCTCTTCAGGTTCACCGAACGGGTCCACATCGGAGCCATACGGGTCATCACTGTTGGTGTTCAGCTCGATTGCATCATCGCCATCACGGGCAGCAACATCAAGAGCCAACATGTTTTCTTGGTGCTCCTCAGGTGTACTACCAGTCAGCACAGCACTGTTGACACCGAAGGATGCGTATACGTCTGCGTTAGATTCGCCAGCCATTTCAATCTCCTTAAAGTTAAGACTAAGAGGGAAAACACGAAGGACTCGAACCTTCAGACCAGACCTCACTCAATCTGGATGTGTCTCCCTATAGTGCTACCTAATTACATACCCGGCTGCATACCTACGGAATCAGCAGCAGCTGCCATCGCCTCAGGACTTGCAGTAGCCTGAGCGGCCATACCTTGACCCAACGCAGCGGCCCCTTGCTGTGTAGCAATCTGAGCACCTTGCTGTGCCATAAGGGCGTTCTTCTCTTCCTGAGTGAGAAGCATACCAGCTGTGTCGAGTCCGATAGCGTTAGCAATTCGCAACTTGAGGTTAGCCAAGTTGAGATCATCATCACCTTCGAGAGCCTTAAGGGCAGACCATGCGTTAATGCACCGCTCCAGCTTGTCAAGGTCCTGACCGCGTCCGATAGCCTCAAGGCCAGTGCTGATAGTTGGCTCGACGGCCTCTTTAGGTAACTCCGGGATTTGCTGCGTGGCTTGTAGTTGCTTCAGTAGCACTCTTACCAGAGGCAGCTGGAGTTCCTGCGAGAGAATCGAGTAGACACCGCCAAGGGTATCTTCCAGCTCTGACGCCACGTACCGAATCTCTTCGGCTGTGACTCGCTCGCCTGTACGTTGTACCGCACTGTTGAGCATAAAGGCATACGAGAGGCGAGCCTCAATGGTGTCGCTTACGTTCTTCGCTACGGTAAAGTCACCGGACTTCTCCAATTGGAGGAACTCAATGTCCTGCTTACGTCCCGGTACGAACGCGCCAGATTGGGCTGCCGTGAGTCGGCGGACCTGAGTGATACCTGCGGGGTCTACCAGAGCGATAACCTTGGCGGTAATCATTGCCATCTTCACGATAGACTCTTGGAGGTTCTCTAGGGACTTTAGGTCTCCCAGATACTCTTCCACGTAGGAACGTCCGTAGGATTCACCGTCGATGCGGACCATACGGACCGGAATGTATGGACACTCTTCGAGAGGGTACTCAGCTTCGCTGCCCGGTACTACCTCTTCGGCAACCTCTTCGTACTTCGAGTAACCATCCCCGGCTTCGTTCAGATACACGTGGGTGTAGATGTCAATCTCAGCGTCTTCCTTCTGCTCACCTTGGGCTGCTTCCACTTGGCTGCGGACATCCTCAGGGAGAGCGTTAAACGCAATCTTGTCTAGGGTGACAATCTGGAGTACGTTACCGAAAGCGTCTCGCTGTACCACATACGAGTTCAGTCGATAGAGCTTCATAGGGGTATAACCCTCAGGCTCCGGTAAGTACAGCAGCGCATTCCCGGCCACACACAGTTGCTTCAAGCACTCAAAGAGAGTCACTCGATAACTGTTGGACTCGATGTAGTTCATGATGATGCGCTCTACCATTGAGAGGCCCTCATCGACCTTAGCGAGACCCTCAGCGTCACCCAGAAGGTTCTTCGCTTCGTATTCACTAATGGTCAACTTCATCCATGACTGCATCGGGAACAGGGCCAGCATCAGCTTGGATGCTAGGTTGTTCAGGCCACGTGCACCTACGGATTGCCACGGAGTCGTATAATCGGTTGAGGCGTTATCGGAGTCCTTAGGGAACAGCGAGGGAATCGTGTACTGCGCACAGGACTCTGCTCGTGTCTCGTAAGGATGTCTGTCGTTCTTCAGACGGTCATATACCGCCTTGGCTCCCTCCTCTGCGAAGCCTTCGAGTTTAACTTCTGCCATTTGTTAGCCCTCCCCGTAACCAATCATAAGTTAATCCCACCGCCTGAGCTGCGGGAAACTGAGAGGGACTTCTTACCGGAGGCGCGAGTTTTCTTCTTACCAGACTCAGTGTCTGCCGAAGACTCAATGTCCTCCACGACTTCTTTCGGTGCTTCCTGAGGTGCTGCCACAGGTGTCTCAGCGGCTGTCTGCACGTTAGGCGCATCTGCTGCCAGACCCACGGCCTTGAGTGGTGCCTTGACTACCTTGGAGATAGCCTTCTTGATTTTCTTGAACAGTCCCATGTTAGCCTCCTAAAGCTGACTTACGGATTTTACTGACGGACCCTGTAGGCTCGGTCGTCTTGGTCACCTTGAGTGACTTACGCCCTGACACCTCAGGAGTGGTGCTGTTTGAGTCTTCGTCGCCACCATACTGGACACCCTTAGGTTCCTCGGTTAGCGGAGCTGGCTCAGGGACAGTCGTTGTGTCAACCTTAGGTGCTTTCATCTTAGGTGAGAAACACATAATCAATCTCCTTCTTTGAGTGCACGCTGACGGCCCTCCATCTCATCAAGGACACGCGAAGCCATGTGGTGACCATACAGTACCCCGGAGATGAACTCCTCACTGTGACCAGCCTCACGCAGCTTACGGACCTCTGATTGATACAGGAAGTCAGCATTGAATCGAGACTGTAGATACTCCTTGACAGCTCGCGGTACGTCAGGAAGGTCATTAGGATTGTTAAGGATGTGCTCTATAGGTTTTAACATTTGAGTCTCCTCTTTAAGTAATCTTTAAGTAATAATCATAATGGGCACTTCCCTATAGTGCTACCTAATTAGTGCCCATGAGTTTATCACTCTGCTTTGTGCTCGACTATCTGCTTGATAATCAAGGCCAACATCCAGAGACCACGAGCGATTAAGCCCATGGTCAGGACGATGAGAATTAACTGCCCGGTTGCCATAGAGTAATCTCCCCAGTCTCGATGTTGTACTCATCAGAACGGAGGATGCGAGCCATCTGGCCCTGCTTGATTACTTCCGCTTCGGTCATCCCTGCTTTGGCACCAATGGACTTAATGCAGTCCCATAGCGTCTCTCCGGCCTCAGGAGCGCGTTTCACCCACTTGGTCACCTCTTGGCCCTTGTTCTTCCCGGACTTCAATATGGACGTTACAGGCTCCACAATGAATGGCTCCTTGAGGAAGTCCTCTGCGGTATCGCCCCAGCCGGGAATCCCACCGTAACCATCGGTGATGTCGCCCTTGATAGTCTGGAAGAGGTGCCAGTAGTCGGCAGTCTCCTGAGTCTGAATGAGGATGTTACCAGTCGTGCACCACAGGAAATCACAATCCGGGATGGTCTTAAAGTCCTTGTCACAGGAGACCAGCACGGCCTTCTCGTAGTTATACACGAGAGGGTTAGACCCGATGATACCCATCACGTCATCGCCTTCGAGCTGAGGCTCAAGGACGCACGTGTAGGTTTCAAAGACGGATTCAAGGAACTCGAAGTAACCAACAGGCTTCTTAGTGACAGCTCGGTTCTCTTTGTACGTTGGGTCCACAAGCAGCTTACGCCAGTTGACACGGTCAGTGAACGCTAGGACAACGTCTGCATTCTTCCACGCCTTCTTGCGCCCTTTGTAGGATTCAATGGAGTTCTCCAGAATCTCTCGAGCCTTAGCGTGGTCACAGCAACGGTGCCAAATCTCCTCCTCCCACGAGGCATCGAACTCAGCGGCACTCATGGCTTGGAATACCAGCCAGTCACCATCCATCACAAGGACACCCTTGGTAATCTTCTGGGTTGCCCGGTAGTCGCTGAAGGATAACAATGTGTGCTTACTCATTCTTTAACTCCTTGAACTTAAAGCCCATCTCCGGGTCGTGAAGGTCCTTGTGGGTGACAAGGGACTGGCGCAGCATGTAGCCATCCTTATAAAACCAGACTATGCCATCAGCAGTTTCCCAGTGTGATTTAGGTTCCAACGGGTGCACGAACACCATTCTCTTTCTCACAGGCAACCTCCATGGGTCTTAAGGAATTTCACTCCGGAACTGGTAATTTCCCAAGCGCCGCCGTTGCGACCACTCATGGTCAGGCACGAAATGTGACCACGGCTCGCAGCCTCAGCGACTAACGCAGCGTTGTTCCGTACGTAGTTCGACTGGAAGGACTTAGGGCAGCCCTTGAGGGCCGCCAGAACTTTTAAGTATTCACTCATACCTTCACCCGTACTTCAGCTGGTGCGAATCGAATGTTGATTTCACTCTGTTGCACCTCATGGCCCAAGTCCTTAATGGCCTTACGAAGTCCATCTTTGAGGATAGCCACTATGGCACCCTCAGGACCGAAGGTCAACGCTTGGACCAGAATGTTATCCTGACGCGGGTCACGAGGACCCTTGGCTAACTCTTTGAGTTCCTTGAGGAACTCTTGCTCCTGCTCGTTACTCATAGTCGCCGTTACGTCGAACGTTACGCGAAACTGTTTGTTAATGCCCATGATGAATCTCCTTTGTTTCGGTTTCCAACACACATTGAGGTCTTACCCTTTACGGATTCCCATGTGTAAATTAATACTTCCTCACCAAGTACCACAGCGAGAATGTCAAAGTCGCCATCCTTGTAGGACGCCCGACCACACCCGCCTAGTCTCACTTGATAAGCCGTTGAGTTACCGCTCCTTGATTTCGTTGCGGTCTTAACCTGAACCTTGGTGAATACACCATCACGGCATACCACCAAGTCTTCTTTACTTTGAGTCATCATCGGGTAATAAACCTGATACCCTGCTTTGATGAACTTATAGGCTACTAACATTTCAGAAGCGGCACCAGTTTGATGCTGCTCGTTCATAGTAACTCCTTATAAATCAATGGCAAATTGCCCAGTTCGGACCCATCTTACCTTCTGTGTCCAGACGGCAACGGAACTTAAAGTGTTCCCCTACGTTACGCATAGCTTGCTGCGCTGTGTCAATCACCTGCTGTGCAATCTCAGGTGTCCGGCAGGCCACTTGGATTTCATCGTGGACCCACGCCATGTACGCAAAGTCACCATCCCAGCCATGCTTCAAGCCTGCTTTGAGAAGCAACTCTTCAGTCTCGACAATCCACAGCTTACAAACGAGCGCACCCGCTGACTGAAGCAACGTGTTGAGCGCGGCATGTGGTGACCGAACGTGTACCTTTCTTCCATCCAGTCCCTTAATCCAGCGCCGTTTCCATTTGACCTTCTGCTCTCCGGCAACCCACCGGGATGACTCGACGAGGGTCTGCTGGATTCCTTCGCGCAACGCTGCGATTGCTGGGGTGTTCTCAAGGAATTTCTTCTTGAGTTCCTTTCCGCGTTCCTTACCTGCTCCAACGATTTGTCCAATCTTCTCATCGCCTGCTCCGTAAAGGAATCCGTAGATAAAGGTCTTCGCGTTGTCACGAGTCGGAAGCTCAGCGGCCTGTTGATTAACTGTGTGAATGTCACCATTGAGGATAACATCCGCGTAATCTCCATTATCGTACTTGGACATAAAGTGGGCGAGACAGCGTAACTCCAGACCGGAGGCGTCGATACCCGCCTGAACCCAAGGTTTTCCAGTAATACCATCAAGGTGGTGTTCAGCTCCGAATGCTGCTCGGCAAGGTTCACCATAAGGAGAACGGACTCCGGGAACTTGTCCGAGGTTAGGAAAACTGTGTGTTGCTCGGCCAGTAACGGCCCCATTGGGATTAACGGACCCATGAATTTTACCATCCTCTTGAACGTAACGTAGCCACGCCTTGTCACCCTCAGCCGCCTGACCGATACGCTTCTGTATCATCAGGTACTCTTTGATGAGGTCGATACAGCGCTGCTTCTCAGGGTCATCCACACGTACATGCTCAAGTACCTCGTCGTCTACCTTAGGTGCACCTTTATCGGTGAACTCTGTAGGTATCCATCCGGCTTCCTTCAGCTTGAGTGCAATGTGGTCTCGGCTACTAGGGTTGAACACAACGTGCTCTACTGGTGTGTACGGAGCGCCCTCTACGTAATCCCGAGTGTCCAGCTCGCAGGGTTCACGACCCTCACGCTGAGCTTTGTTCTTGGGTTTCTTGTAGATACCACCCTGTTTCGGGTACTTCACTCGTGGGTATTTACCCAGAGGCTTCCCGGTGCGCGGGTGAAGAAATAACTCAGTGCCACCCTTAGGTTGATACCAAGTACCGAAGGTATCGGTAAGTGTCTGAAGGAGTTCAGAACGACGACCAGCTAGTTCGACGTAGAGTTCCTCGATGGCCTTGGTGTTGAACGGGAATCCGTTTCGCTCCTGCTTAGCGAGTAACCAAGCGGCTCGGTGTTCCAGCCATACAGCCTCACAGGACTCTGACCAGAAGGTTGTCTCACCCACATCCGTGAAGTCTATACCAGCCGGGAAGTAGTGCTTGTCGCTCAGTAGCTTCTCTAAGAGTGCCTTGGTAACCACAACGTCCTGAACGTTATAATCCATCATCGGCTCGTTGAAGCTAATCCACTCAGCACCGTCCACATAGTCCTCTCCCTGTTCCTCAAGGAGCTTCTTGAAGTCATCCTTGTACTCGCCCTTCATCTCGCCTAAGCGGTAACCCCACGCCTCCAGAGCGTGAGACCCGAAGCGCTTACCGGGTAACTTACCGGAACGTAGCAGGGCCATGTCGGAATCCTTAATGTTCGCAAACAGCAAACGACTGATCACCAACGTGTCCACTACGTTCTCACGCGGCAGGTGGAACTCTCGGTTTAACTGGAGCTTGGCCAGCTTGGTCAACACTGGGGCATCATACTTGTGACCGTTGTGGAATACGATGAGACCACCACGAGCCACCTCAGCTTCTAACGCATCGAGATACGCTGAGAAGTCCCAAGGTCGATACGATACGTACTCGTCCGTGCTGTAGTCATAGATGACCCCACAGTGGAACTGAGTGACTTTCTCTAAGAGGTTGTTAGCCTCGATATCGGTTACTAACATAGTGGTCTCCTGTTACTTAACGACGCCCGATGAAATACTCACGAGGACGTACGGTTAACTTACTTTTCTCTACAGCAAAGCTACTGTTCAGTACATCAGCTCCCAGTCTACTAACACCACGAACGTGGGACACCTGAGCATACTTATTGCCCACACTGCGTATGTAGACTGTACCGCCAATGTCCCCCTCCTCCCAAATTGCAAGCTCGCCAGCCTTCAATGGAGCCTTATAGTCACTCTGCTTTGGCGCAGGTTTCTGCCAGCCCTTGAGGCCACTGTGGGTCCACCCAAGGTTCTCAAGAATGTGGACGGCAGCGTCACGCTTGGCCTCATAGGTCTTGGCGGCAGCCAGCTCTTTGTTAAGCGCTTCGATCTCTTTACGAATCTCTTCAGGTTTACGCATGGTTATGTCCTCTCAATATGTTGTGTATGATAATCATAAAGGCCACTACATGTAGTAATGACCTTGAGTTTATCACTTAGCTTCTGACGCTTCAGCCAGTCGGGTTGCTGTTGAGCCTACCTCTTTACTCAGAATAACCTCACGCACCTTGTCTTCACCCACAGCCACAGTCGCCGCTACGGCTACGGATGCCAGCAGTCGAGCTGCCTGAACATCGTCGAGGGTAACGCGCTGAGTGTGCGCACGGTTATCGCTCTTAGCCTTCCAGCGGTAGACCAGAGTTACCTTGTCGTTGCGGACGTTGATGTGAACCTTGCGGCCCCACTGGTCTACAGTGTCGGACAGCTGAATGGTGTTTCCGGGGAACTTGGCTTTGGTAGTCATTAGAAGAACTCCTTAAGTTTCTGGGCTTTAGCTGCCACCTTAGCGGCCTCTGCGGTTGCATAAAGTGCTGCTTCACGTGCGACATTGGCCTTTGCCAACAGCTGTGCAGCTGTAAGAGCCTCAATCTTGGACACCTTGTCAAGTGACTTAGCTTCGCGAATGTACAACGCGATGACCAGACGGCCTAATGCTTCGATAAGTTTAAACATGTTGATTCTCCTCAGGTTGATTAAGCCCGGTCAGGACAGACACACGGTCTATCCATGGGCAATTACATTGTGTTGTTAACTTCCAGTCTGGTTCAATAGTCGTCTTCTTCGTGACCTTCCCAGCCAGTATCTCCCTCTCCTTCTCCGCCAGTGTAGCTAGACGGTTCAAGGAGTCCGGTCTTTTCGTTGTACTCCATGTACCCCGCAATGCCAACGCCAATACCATTAAAGCGACACTTGAGAATACGAAGGAGGACAAGATTAGGCATATCCCCTTGCTGATTTCGCTCAAGGGCGATGATAGTATCAGAGAGTTGGCGCAGAGACCCAGACCCACGCAGGTCAGTAATGGAAACAGTACGTCCTTCTTCATGAGCTTTACCTTTCTCCGGGTTCTTCAGGTGGCAAATAACAATAAGTACCACTCCGGTTGACTTAGCGAACCCTTTCAGCTTGGTCATGAGTCGGTCAATCATCTTGCGCTCATCGGATTCCTCCGAGGCAGACACTACGATTGAGATGTGGTCCAGAATGATTACGTCACAGTTCAACCCTGTGCGCATGTAGTGCAGCTTGGCCAGCAGGCGGTCCACCTCGGCTTCCGCAAAGGAGTCGTAGAGATGGAATTGGTCGGAGCCATACAGCTCATCGAACCATTTGTCATACGTCCCGTCCTCTATCAGTTTCTGCTTGAACTCCCGAGGCTGCTGACGTAAGCGGATGCCGTTAGCAATCCCTAGGACATCCTCCATGGTCTCCTCTACGGACTCCTCAAGCATCGCCATGCCAACCTTCAGTCCCTGCTCTCTGGCGAACCCTAGGGCCTGCTGACGAACGAACGTAGACTTACCCATTCCTGACCCAGAAGTGACCATGATGACTTCACCACCACGTGCACCCAAGGTTCGGTCATTCAGTCCCGGACATCCCGAGAACAAGTAGCCTACGCTCTGTTCGCTGGTCATGGCCTCACGGACTCGGTCCTTCATGGACATCGCACCGATGACACCATCTGGTACCCAAGGTGCAGCGTTCCATATCTGGTCGAGAACCTCCTTGCCTTTGCCTTTGAGTAAGCACTCGTTGGCATCCTTCTCGGTCAGCACCGCTACGTGGACCTTACCTGGAGGGAGAACCTGAGCGGCTTCCTCTACAGCTGCACGACCGGGGTCATCCATATCGAACATCAGGATAATCTGGTCGAAGCTATCGAAATACTCGTAGTTTGCACTGCAAGTTTTCTTAGCGGCTGACGCACCGTGACCGAGAGAAACAACAGGCCACTTACAGTCCTGAAGCTGCATCACGGTTAACATGTCGATTTCACCCTCGGTGATGACAATCTTCTTACCACCATTCCAGAGGTGCTTACCGAACAGTGCATCCCCTTTGTGAGACCCTCTGGTAGAGAAGTTCTTCTCCTTGTCCCGCAGCTTCTGAGAGACGATGGAGCCATTCTGGTCCCGATAGTCGGCCACCTGATAGGCAGTCCCTCGGACCTTGGCGACCCAATAGCCAGCCTTCTGGCATGTCGCCTTTGAGATACCACGAGCCGTCAGGTCAGTGTACCGACCGTCACTCTCTCCGAATACCAGTAGTCCTGAACCTTGTGTATTCATCCCGTAATTCCCTCCTTTGGGTCTTCTCGATGATAACTTTTCGGTACGTTCCTCTGAGCCTCTCACTCGGTGTTGGCACACGAAGCAATACTCATGCCCGTCAGAGTACACTGAGTTACCATCAGAAGAACCACAGTTTTCGCACGGAGCGTGGAACAGGAAGATACTCTCCTGACCATCTTCTTGAGAGTCTCCGTAACTCATATCGATGTACCATTAATGCAAGACGCTACAAACGAGACCACGAAGGATATCGCCCACAGCCCTAACAGTCCATACGCTAGGAATGGGATCGGGTCGAAGTGTTCTTTGAACTTGTTCATAAAGTAATCTCCTCAAGCGACAACAGGGAAACGCGATTGTCTCCCTGTAGTGCTACCTAATGTTTACCCACGGTCAGAAGTGACCAATTCGTTCTTCTCCCACCAGCGCTTCAGGTCGAAGCTCGGGCAAGCCTTCGGTGCTACGTCGTGGTGTGCCATCAACACTGCCCCAGCGTATTGCACCTTCAGTTCTACCAGCAGTGAGCGAAGAGACTGCATCTGGGCTGGCGTGAAGTTTGCCTCAGGGTTACCCTTGGCGTCAATACCGCCTATCAGACACACACCGACAGAAGTCGAGTTGTAGCCCTTGACGTGTGAACCTACAGCATCTTGGTCACGGCCCGCCTCTACGGTACCATCACGGCGAATCACAAAGTGATATCCAATTGCTAACCATCCCTGCTCCTTGTGCCACTGAGCAATCTCCCGGACACCGATGTCCATAGAGGCCTTGGTGGCTGAACAATGTACGAAAATCTGGGATGTCTCCTTTCGTTTGGTGAATTGTACCTTAGGCATTTACGTGTCTCCATTTGGTACCGTGCTTAATATGATAGACAGTCGTGGCGCTTACTCCAAAGTGTTTACCTAACTTCCTGTTAGACTCACTGGATGCGCGTATTGCCTCCACATCTTCATCGGTTAGTTTTCGTTTAGACAGTCCGCGCTCAACAGCGTCGTCTGCGTTATCTTTATGTGTACCCAGCAATAAATGCTTAGGGTTGTAGCAGCGCTTGTTATCGCACGTGTGGCGTACAACAAGTCCACTTGGAATGGGTCCCTTGTGTTGCATGTACGAGGCTCGGTGGACGAACTGTATGCGAGACACGCCTAATTCATAGGCAACCTTTCGGTTAAGGGAGATGACTCCGTATCCATTCTTGTGGTGCGCTCCTGTCCATTCAATGCAGGAATCGGTAGGCACTATCTCAAGTTTGGGATGAAGCATTACTTTGCTCCTTTCTTCTGCTTGAACTTGCCGAACGGTACATCACGCTTCGGCTCCTTCAGCCAGTCTACGGGAATCAATTTGTCGGCAAACAAGATGTTATGCTTCTCGCACCACTCAGCGTAACTGGTGGGCGACCCTTTGTAAATCTTAGTGCGACTCGAAGAGAATACTAACCGGATGTCTAACTCCGGGTACTGCTCACGAATCAATAGGTGCTTCTTGCGGTCCTCGGCTTCCCAGAGACCCTTAGTCTCCACGAAGATACCATTGGGTAACAAGAAGTCTGGAGTGTAAAGGTGGTCACTCGCAGGAATAACGTAAGGGATGCGCCACAATTCGTAATCGAACGTGACGCCCTTTGCTTCTAACTGCTTGGACACCTTGTCCTCAAGGCCAGACCGGAAGGCACCCACCTTCCGAATCCCTTTGGCCCCATAGCCCGCCATTAGAAGTCATCTTCTTCTTCGGCTTCGCCCTCGTCAGCTTCCTCACCAGACCAGTCTTCCGGGTCTTCCTGAGGTTTACCACGACGAGAGTCTTCGCTTGCCTCGTAGCCGCCTTCTACAGCTTCGTCAGCCCAGTCATCTTCGCCACCACCAAAGGTAGCCAGTTCGACCAGCATAACGCCTTCCAGCTGCAACTTAACGGAAGCGCCAGCTACTGCGGACCAGCCGTATGGTACCAGCGAGAAGCGAATCTTCACTTTGGAGCCACCACCGATAATCGGAACGTCTTTGATGCGTTTACCCTTGGCGTCAACTACACCCAGAACAATCTTCTTGGTCTCGCCAGTCTTCTTGTCCTCATATGAACCGTAGCACTTGAAGTTGAACGTGGTGGTACCATCCCCGTTGTCGAAGAACGGCATGTCGCCTTCGTACGGCTTCAGGGGCTTCTTACCCTTCTGAAACTTCGGCGGGTTCGCTTCGTGTGCTTCCAGACGTGCCGCGTAGTTTTCCTCATGGGTCTTAACAATGAGGTCTACCAGCTCCTGACAGTCTTCGTTCTTGAACGTTACGGAACCTTTGTAGGTACCGCGTGGGTTCTCAAAACCCTCACCGCCATAGTCCGGCTTGTTGAAGTAAGCATACGGCTCACAGGTACCAATCTTGGTGGTATAAATCTTCTTCTTAGCGAATGCCATGATGAATCTCCTTTAAGTTTAAACAGTAAGAGGGACAACCTGTGTCCCTATAGTGCTACTTAATGACTACAGGTCGAACCCGAAATTAGTATCCGGGCGTACCCGAGTCACTTGGCCTAACTCTTCGTACTCCGCCTCGGCAACTTCTAGGGCCTCCTCAAGAGACCCAGCGTGTACCGGGAGTTCGTACGATGCGTTAGCTGTCTCGACCGTTACGACGAACTTTTGCATCTTCTCGCTCCTTCCACATGTTATACAGGGTGATGTACGCAGGGTCGAGCGTCTTCTCGTACATCTTTCTTGCCCACTCACTCGGGTTCATACTCTAAAATCTCCTCTATGAACTCAAGCTCCTCCTTGGTGAAGTCCTCAGTTTGATAGATTCTTAGTATATCATTGGCCCAAATTTTCAGGATTTTAATTCTACTCGGTGTTAATTCAATCATGACACGACCCCTTATATTTTGCATACAGCTCCAGATAGAAAGTGGCCTTCGCCATGTCTTTCTCTAAGGTTGCCAGCTCGGACTTCTTACCAGCACGAAGGCGGTACTTGAGGATATTCCCGAGGCAGTACCCCTTAAACATCTCTTTGGTCATGCTTCGAGCAATCACCTCGATGACCTCGACACCTTCGAACAGCTGGTAGTGACTCGGCTGCTTAACACCGTCGTCTTCCTTAGGCTCGGCAGGTTCTTTGACCTTAGTAACGTTGCGGTCGTCCATAGCGCGTACCTCTCCGAGAGTGCCCACTTTCTGCATGGGGCAATCCTCACAAGCCACACCTGCGCAATATACCAATAACTCACTTGTTAAGTCCGGCCTGTCTGCGTTCTGGTCCACAATTTTGTAGACGGCAAGCATTTCTTTATCAGTCATTTACCACCTCCTTGATACGCTCCCAGAACAGACGAAGGCGTGGCCACTTGGTTACTACAACGGGTACGAAAGGACGGCTCTTAGTCTGAGCCAATTCGTAGAGACCGCGAGTAACCAAAATGTGCACGCTGGGTGCCAGCTCGAAGGTGTCGCCGATACGTGGAAGCTTACCGTGGCGCTCCGAGGCCGCTATAGTGCTGCGGTCCTCCCGGCGAACCGAGAAGATACCGTTTGATTTATTGAAATGTAAACGCATGGTTTAGCCTCCGCTATATGGTGGTTCGTCGTTCATTGACCACACGATAGCCGCGAGGATGAACACGATGATTAGAATCAGATTGATGGACATATTGTGTCTCCTATAGTGCTACCTAATTACATCTTGGTGGTCGGGTCAGCCTCGGTACCACGCCATTTGTCGAACGATGGGTGACGCAGAGAGCCGTCTGGAGTTTCCTCCATGTACTTGATTTGGCACGCCCAGCCGATATATGCCTGAGTGTCTCCGTTCAGTTCCTGAGTTATTACCGCAGAGGTGAACTCATTCATAAGTTCCTGTGAGATGTTCGTAGCGTTAACCACTCGACCACTCTCAAGTAGAACCTCGAAGCCCACCACTTTACCATCGTTGGCCTTGCCGGGAGTGCCCCACACGAGACCAACTACTACACCATCGGCCTCATTCTCTGGCTTCAGTTTCCACCAGCCGGACTTCTTACCGCGCTTATAGATACCCTGAGGGTCCTTAACCACCAGACCTTCGTGACCTTCTTCTCGTTTCTGTCGATAAAGCGCATCGAGTTCGTCCATGTCGTAAACTTCATGGGACTCCGAGAGGCACCACTCAACTTCAGGGAAGTGGTCTTGCAGGACTGGTAAGGCAACCTTGACGTGCTCAAGGCGGAGGAGGGTCATCACGTCGTAGTCATCACCGGACTCGATAATGTCAAGCGGAATGATGTCGTAGAGGATAACTTTGAGTTTCGTAGAGCTGAGGTAGAAGGGTAGCCTTGGGCACTTGCCCTTACTAGTGACTGGCATCTCTGCCATTTCACACAGCTTATCGGCGTACATCCAGTTCTTGTCCTTCATCCATTTGGTACGCAGCAGGCCGGACCCGGTGTTAAAGTCCACACCTTTAACCATTAGTTCCCCATCAAGCATAAAGCCGTCCGGGAAAATCCAGCGGTCATCTTTCAGTAACTTCTGCCAGCGCTGGTCGAAACCGTTGAGGTGCTCAAGAGCCGGAATGGTCTTAGAGACCCGGCTGAGCCACGCTGCGTTGGCCGTGTTGTCTACGCAGATGTTCCCTCGCACACCATCGTGCTTAGTGTCTGCGATGAGGTAACCGGAAGTCTCCAACGCCTTCTCGATAGCAGAGCGAACGAACGATACGGCCTTAAATGGATTAGTCTTAATGTTCATCATGAGGATGTCTCCGAAGTGTAGTGTTCAGTTTGTGTGCAATAAGCAATCATAAAGGCCACCGGAATCCGATGACCTTGAGTCTGCCTATAGTGCTACCTAATCATTTCCAACTTGAGTAGTCGGCTGTTAGTTTTGCCAACCAGTCTGACGCTGAGTCAATCGACCAGCGGCTGAAGGTCTTCTCCACGAGGACCTCATCGTAATCAGGTCTGGGTTCGTACACAGAAAGCAGCACTGTGCGGTTGAAGTGGCGATACGTCATGATTACACGTAGTCCCGTCTCGTCCATCAGTCTGCGCTCTGTGGCACCCAATCGCATCCACTGTGAGGTGCTCCCGTCGAACAGCCATTTTGTTTGCTCAGCCATTTGTTACGCTCCTACGAAGTATTTCTCTTGGTTGACAACGCTGTCACCCTTCGCATTACGGAAGGAACCCTTCACGCCACCGCCGCGCTGCGTCTTGTTCAGCTTGCGGCCCTTAGGGATATAACCCTCGGTCTGCTGGCGTTCGCGGGTACGTTCGAAGTTGATTGTATTCTGATACATGGTGTTGCTCCTGAGTGGTTGTTAGGGACATTCATGAAGGCCACCAGATGATGACCTTGAGTATGTTCCTATAGTGCTACCTAATCACGCCTTACCGTGGCGGAACTCGATTCGCCCTACTACTTCGCTCTTGTAGTAGACGAACTGCTTGCGCTCACCGTTGGTGCACAGCTGGTCTATCAGATAGCGGTCTTCCAGCTCGGTCCATCGGAGGGACTTAACGTGCAAACCGCACGGCCCAAGTCCTAACTTAAAGAGAGTCTTTACTGGCTGTCCGTCAGGTAATAATGCGGTGAACTTAATGTGAATCAGGTCGGAGACCATCAGCAGCTCATTCAGTAACTCATCGTTGTGCTTACGGAGATGCTTCATTCGGTCACGCTGGGTTGTGATGCGCCCACTTAGAGTCATCACCCTGTCTTTCTCAGTATCCAGTAGGTCCTCAATGTGCCGTAACCTTCGGGAGTATGATTCTTTGTCCTCTTCTGCCCGACGTACCTTGGTGACAGCTGACTCTATGGCCTGTTTGTGCATTTCCATCTTTGAGCTAAGAGTGCTCTGTAGGTCGGTTGCGTGTAGTACAGACCGGACGAACAGGATGGTTACAACGATTAACAAGATGGTTACAACGATTGAGTAAGTCATAGCGTGCCTCTTTAAGTTTACTTTAAGTTGTCTTTAAGTATATGGACCCAGAGCGGGTCCCTATAGTGCTACCTAATTACCGGAGACCTTAGGCGAACGCGAAGTCAGACTCTAAGATATCGCGTAGATTCAGGTCCCCTTTGGCCGGAACTTCTGGCATCTTATCGAGCTGAGACTCGTGCAGCTGGTCAGCGAACTGGTCATAGAAGTCTGCAATCACATCGTTATCCTCGTAGGTCTTGACCATCGTCTCACGGACTGCCTTAAATAGATTCCCAGCGTCTGCCGGAATGGTCCCAAAAGAGTCGTGAATGAGTGCGAAGGAGTCAATCCCGTAGACCTCGTTGGCGTGCACTACGGTCATACGCAGGTGACTACCATCCTGTGAGTGCACAAAGTTAGGAGCGATTCCTGACTCCTGCTTATGTGCGTCAATCTCTTTGGTGTCCCCTTTGTTGTACGTCATGAACACGTTGGCCTGACCCAGAAACGTCAGCTTCAGCCGCGCTTGGTCACGCTTGTGATATTCCTGCCACACCGGGAAGCCGTCTGGTGTTACCCAGTGGATTGCGCAGCGCTTACGGAGCACCTCTTTGGTCTTCTTGTCCTTGACCTCAGCGGCCAGCAGCTTAGCGGCAGACTTCAACCAGTTCATAGCATCGACAGCGGCCACTACGGTCACAGTAACAGCGTCCCAAATCAGCTTAGCCATATAGCCAGCCGCTTGGTTAGGGTGCGTAAACATCAAGCCCTCGCCATTGTCAATAGCTGGCTGAATGGTATCCTCAAGAACTTGCTGGCGGAACCCGAACTCCTTGGAACCATAAGCCAACGTCATGACAGAACGCTTAGTCACCTTGCGGGTCACACCATATTGCAACCACTGCGCAGCCAGTACGGACTCACCCAGCGTTACCTTCTCGCGGAACTCACCTGTCTCCTTGTCAGCAATCTGCTCGACCACCGTCTGGGACCCGTTGACAACGTGCTGCTGGAGCACCTCGTTAACCTTGTCGGCAACAATCTTGTAGATATCCTGCACGGTATCAGAAGGCAGCAGGTTAACCGCACGGCCACCGATGGAATCGCGGAGCATTGCGCTGAAGTGCTGAATCCCAGAGCATGACCCATCGAACGCCAGCGGTAGCGAGCAGTTGTAATTCAGGCCATGGTGTTTAACGCCTGCGTACTCAAAGCAGAACGCTAGGAAGCAGAACGGCGAATCCTGCTGGGTCCACCAAGTATTATTCAGCGGGTCGGCTGCGCTCGCCAGAATGTTTCCCTCGTTCTCTTCAATGAACTTAATACGCTCAGGGAAAGGAACCTTATCGACGCCCGCGCAGTTTGCACCGTGAATCTTCAGCCAGTAGAACCCGTCGAGACCAATCGGTTTGCCTTTGGCCAGCGTCAGCATACCCTTGGTCATGTCGTTACCCTGCGGGTTAAACATGCTCACAGCGTACACACGTCCGCGCCAGTCCATGTTGTACGGGAACCAGATGGCCTTGTGGTTAGCGAACTTGTTGGCCTGTGCGACCATGAACTCCATTGACAAACGGCGAGACTGGCGGGCCTTGTCCTTACGGTAGACCGCTGCGGCCTCCTTGCGCCAAGCCTTGCGTGCCACCTCGTTGGTATCGATATCGTCCGGGCGTGGTGGTAATTCTTCGCGCTCAATCGCCGGGACATCACCCACCGGGCAGTGCTTCCAGTTGACAATCTCGTTGACTACCGCCAGCACCTTCTTGTTCACCTTCCACGGCGTGTTTTGCGCGAGGTTGACCGCCTTGTATACCTCGGGCATGTGCACGTCTTCATAGCGGCGCAGTGCTTTCTTGGAGTGGGTACGCACCAGTGCCAGCGGGCGACGACCGACTGACCAGTAGCCTCCACCCACAGTTCCAACCCAAGGTTTCGGAGGGACTACGCACGGCTGGTACATCGGGCTGATACCTGCGAGTGCGCCTGCTCGTTTGCTCAGGAGTTCCACAAAGGCCGGAGCCAGCTGGACCATCTGCATACTGGTCACATCGTCGGAGCCATCGGCCATCTTGTTCTTGGTCATTTCCACCAGACCAGTTCCCTCGATGAGCAGCTCCAGCAGTTTGGTCCCCACGTGCATCTGCTCGTCGGTCTTCCAGCTGGACCAGTTGTCACCGCCTAGCATCCCTTTGGATATCATATCGGCCTCGACAACCTGCATGAAAGCCTTCTTGTACACGTGGCCTACTCGCTTGTCCAGCTGGTCCGCTATGTTCCTCTTGAAGTAGGTGGCCTCCTGCTCACGGATGCGACCGAAGCGGGCCTCATCCTCAAGGGCCTTGCCTAACTGAGAGGATACCTGCTGGATGGTGGCCTTAGAGGCATCTGTGAGCGTCCCTAAGACGACCTTAATGGTCAGCAGTGCGATAGCCTCACTGGACACTCCGCGCTTCTCGTTGAGCACCTCAGCGCCCATGCTTAGGGCTAACTCTGAGGCCACACCGTGCTTAATCGGATAGTATGCGCGAGGCTTCTTACCGCGAGCGTTTGCTTGTTCCTCCTTCCAGTCGTCAATACGCTTGGTTAACTGCGGGTGCAGCGTTAAGACCAGCGGCTTAGCGGCCACGTTGTCAGCGAACTCACCAGCTTTAACCTGACGTTCCAACATCTTCAGGAAACGCTGCTCGCCCAGCTCGTACGCTTCATGCTCAAGGGCCAGCTGCTCACGTGCCAGCTTGTCCCCGTAGTGCTCGCTGAGGATGTTGTACGGGATAGCGGCTAGTTCAATCTCTGAGAAGTCATTACGTGCAATGTTTAATGCGTTCATTGTGTGCCTCTTTGTGAATAAAGTTTATCTATTGGTGCCTCGCAGTGGAGACACCTAAGATACACCTCGTTAACCCATAAGTCTACCTTGAAGGTAGTTGTCGATTGGTAGTGGCTTGCCCTGCTGTATTGCTAGGCCGTGTTCCACTTGCCACGCTAGAACTCGCCCCTCGATTTCCGCAAGGTCAAACTTCAGGGCTTCAGCGTTAATGCGCTCGCGCTCCTTACACCACCTAGCGTGTTCCTTACGGATTGCTCGACGTTCCTTATTGGCCTTACGGCGTGCGATGCGTAGCTCCCCGTTCGGGTCACGCTTAGCCTTGTTGCGCTTGCAGCGTTCAATCATCTTATCGTGCGCTATCTGCTCAATCTCTTCGAGCAGGTCCTCAGGTTCCAGCGCGAAAGGTTCACGGTCCCGGTCTACTGAGAATGACACCGGGTCGGTAATCACTGGCTTGCCGTCTTTGGTGAACATAATGTTTCCGTGGTGCATATCGAAGGATGCAATCCCGTAGAAGAACTTGCGAATCATCTGGCACGTCTCGATAAATGGCTGGTCGCCCTCCGCGCAGTCCTCAGGGTCGGGTTCACCCTCGACAAAGAAATATGCGAGGTCTGCGTAGTGGTCGTGCTCATCGTTCTCGTAGCGCTGGCACGGTTCCAGCTCATCCAGCACCACTGTATAGCATCCAGCGTGACGCGCTACGTGATAGACGTTAGGAATCCCTACCCGACCTTGGTGCATCCGGCAGAAAGCCACGTAGGCAGCCCCTGAGTCCTCTTTCTTAAATCCAACCTTAATGACCCTACCCGGTAACAGCTCGTGCTTAAACGCTGCGCTGAAGTGACCATTACCCAGCAGGTTAAACCCAGCATCTTTGGCCTTAATCTTCAGGGTTTGCCAATAGTCCTGACGCTCAAGACCCCAATCGCTGTCCGTATCGGCACCGTCGGACGTCTCACAGTTCACAATGTCCGCGATGAGTGCTACCAGCAGCGGCTGGCGCTTGTCGAGTTCACAGATTGGTAGGTTACGGATGACGTCTAAGCGTTCTTGCATGTCGAAGTAGTTCATTAGGTTGTTTCCTTATGTGTTGTTAATCATTGAATTTAATGTTAGTTCCGATGCGCCTCCACGTCTTGCGTGTCTTAGCGTTCGGATAGTAAGGCAGTGGGCTGCGGTCATCCGCATAGCGGAATGTGTCATCCTTGATGATATGCACAATGATGTGACCGTGTCCGTCCTTATAAACCATAGTGTTAATGCGTTGCGACATAAAATATCCCCACCTTGTTCGCCTTGAAGCGGCCATTAGGTAGTCTTACAGTAAAGCTAGGCAAGAAGCCCCACTTCAGGTAACTAAACGATGCCTTGTGTACCTTAAGGCCCTTGCGAAAGTCCCGCACAAAGTACAGGACAATCAGGGCGTACACAAAGAGTACAAAGAGTGTTAACACGTGTTAGTAGCCTCTGGTCAGCGTGATAGTTAAACTGCTTGCGTCAGCTTTAAACGTTAGGCCCCGCTTTACGAGACCTGCAACGCAATCCAGTAGTGAATCGAGGTTAGGACATTCGATTGCCATTGTACATTACCTTACGTGTACGATAAGTTTGTGCCAGCTGGGCCATATAGTAGCCGTGCCATGCGTTCATGTCTTCAGGTGACTGATTGACACACATTAGGGCCACCTTCATGGCCTTGCGAGTGCTCTTGAGGTCCTGCTGCGTGATTCCGTAGTGCTTCATCAGTCATTCCACCCAGCGCAAGTTGATTGATGTATGACGCATGATTGATAATCCTCCTGAGCTAGTACCACGTTGGCCCAGTGTTTTACCTGCTTACCGTATCGCACAGTGTAGGTACTCCCCATTTTACCGTGCGGGTACTCCCGTAATGTTACAGTGCATTGCCCTGTTATTTTGGATATCGCTAGCAGCTTATTCATTATACCACCTCCCAGTATTGCCCGTCGATGATTGAATAGCATTCACCCTTTGGTGCATCCACTTGTTGCAGTGTGCCACCTAAAGACACCTCTTTGAGCGTTTGGTATACTTGTGGATACTCGCCAACATCCTCGATAGACCATAGCGCAGCCGTGTGAGTCTGTGAGTTCACCACCAGCACAGCATCTTGTGAGTAGGTCTTACAGGCCAGCCATGTCAGCTCTGCTGCTTGCTTCTCAGTACATTCAACTTTAAGCGTACGCTCTTGCGTTGCCTCGGACATGCCTGCTTCCTTAAAGCATCCCTGTACGTGCTCATCACGAATGTTGCCATATGCTCCCGGATAGGTCTTAATGGTGCGAATGAGACCCTTAAGCATCTTCTCGTTAACTTCGAGTGACTCGTACCCACGATAAGCGGTAACGAATACAAATACTTTGTTGGCTGGCTCTTTGGTGTAAATCATGATGTATATCCTATGGTTAGTGGTTATCAGCGTGGCTACTCTCAGGGTGACAGGACGTACCTTGCCAGAGACCTGAATGTAACCACTAGTTAAACACTAAGTGATGAGTGATGTACATGTCAGCTAATCCATATTGTTAAAGAGCGATACTTCGTGAATCTGTGGTGCATCTTACTACTTGTTATCCGTTGAGTCAACCACTTTCGTATGTCCGGTTGATGACTACTTGAGACCCTTCAGCATCCAGCTAGTAACTCGAAGTATGCTAGTGGTTGGTAGCGTTGTGTCTCTCAACGATTGCTATAGTCTCATAACGGATTCTGAATGTCAATACCTTAAGTTAAACTTTATGTAGACCTATAGTGATAGTTATCTTTATGGTGAGGGTCTCTTAGTAATACTTAAAGTGCCTCCCTATAGTGATACCTAATTGGGTAATGTATTGACACTGACCACTGAATAGCCTTATAGTAATGACTCACCGATACCCTTTGTCCCGCTCTCAGTGTCTCAGGGACTGCTAAACGAGATACTTAATGATGCTCTTAATGTGACCTACTAACAGTCACTGCTAAACGTTAGTCACACGGTGAACGTTAGGTATAGGGTCTCAGGTGGTACCCAAGGTGGATACTTAATGAGTACCAACAGATAGGGACACAGAGACATCAACATATAGTATCCCAATGTCTCCCTCACCACAACATATAGTATCACCCAAGGTTTCCTATCAGTCCCACCTAAGGTTAAACCGAAGGTTTAGGGTGGCCCATGGTTACTTTGGGTGGACTGAGAGGGTACCGGGGGGATAACCAAAAGTGTAAACTGTGAGA